CCCTTGGCCTTGCCGTTTTCCGATTCCACCACCTTGGTTTTGAATCTGAAAAACCAAAGCTCGTCTGCCCATTCTTTGACGAGCGGTGAGCTTTGCTTGCTCATCTTCAGTTCGTATCGGTCATAAGCCGTCATTAAGTCCGGCGGCTCAACCCGCTGGACCTTGCTGTGAGCGAGTAACACAACGTGCTTGCCAATCGCAATGAGCGAATCCAGCGCGGTCAGGAGTCGGCTCATACGCTCAGCAACTTGCACCCAGCCCTTGCCGTAGCCAAAATCCTCAATGCTGCTTTTCTTCGTGCTCGCTAGCAGGTCTTCCACGCATAGGCGCTCCGCCCAGTCTGCCGAGTCAATGACAACGGTCTGGTAGTCGCTGGCTGCGACCTCCTTCAGCGCGCCGTTGAGTTCTGCCCAGCTGTTAATCTCGCATCTGTCGGTGTCTAGGTGTGCTGTGCCGCCCTCGATGTCGAGAAACAATGGAGTCGGGAATTGCGCGGCGAAGGTTGTCTTGCCGACGCTCTCGACTCCGTAAATGACCACGCGCTGTGGCCTTGTCTGTTTGCCTTTTGTGATTTTCATTTTTTCCAGATTTCTACCAATTGTTGATCTTCTCCGACAAATACGATGTCCGCATTTGCGCGTTTCATGTCTGCGAGGATGTTGTCTAGCATCCATTGTTCCCCCGGCAACTTGTATGCCGTGGTGAACGGACGGTAGCCGTCCGATTTTGCCTGCTGTTTTGGTGTTAGGTTCATATGTTTGGTTTTAGCTGCTTTGTTCCAGCTAACTGCTGCGCTCCGTAGAGCGCAGTGTGTTAGCCTTGCCTCGCCGAGCCGAGCCCGGCCTTGCCGCGCCTTGCCAAGCCTGGCCTCGCCGCGCCGCGCCGTGGCAAACTGCTGCACCCCAGAAGGGATGCAGTGTGTTTGCCTTGCCTTGCCGAGCCTGGCCTGGCCGCGCCTGGCCTGGCCTGGCCTTGCCGCGCCTCGCCGAGCCTCGCCATGCCTGGCCGAGCCGCAAAAATTATATCCATTCAACCGAATACCTCCCAAAGATCGGTCGGAATGTGCCAAGTCCAAGAATTCCGCCCTGTTCAACCATAGTCTGCAAACAAGGCAGAGCGAGTAGGGTGTTTTCTTGATGTTCAAACCGCAGATTAACTTTCCATCCGGTCGGAAGCATTGGACGTTCCTTGGGGTTTGGCACGCCGTCTTTGACTCTTGCGACGTGCTGCAATACTTCGATCCGTGAATCTTGAAGTGTGTAGGGATTGTTGTCAGCATCGGTAATCTGAGCGTGCAATGGGTCGTCCCCAGTGGCTTCGATTGATACAAATGACATGACGCCAAGGGCGACATCACGCGCCTGCTTTCCGTAGAAACGCTTTGCTACCGATGGCGTGTTTTGCGCCGCGAGCAGAGAATAAACGTTGAGCACCGGAATGACCAAATGCCCCGAGCCCGTCACATAGAATTTGTCCATGACCGGTAGTTTGGTTTTGTTGTCTCCCGCATAGCGGTCGAATAGTATGGGCCGGATGCCGCGAAGCGTGGCCGTAAGTATAGTTGTTTTGGTGTCCTTCATATTTTTGTATTATATTTAATGTTTCTGTTTTGGTTAAGGCGAACCACTCTCCGTTGCCGCTTGGCTTTACGAGTCTGCGGTGCGCCAGTGAAAGGTGGATTTCTTTTTCGACAACGTATTTCATTCCAGTTTCAACATTGATCCATCCGATAACCTCCAGAGCGTTCGGAGACCAGACGTGAGCCGCCCAGATCCGTTTTCTCAGGTCGTTTTCGGTGCAACCAATCTTACACTGAATGCCGTTGTGAAAAAAGTAAATCCTATCCATTTTTCTTTTTGTTGTCGGCAGCGTAAACGGCCACTGCCAGCGCCGCCCAAGTATGGGATTTGATGCCGTAGGTTGGCCCCGGCTTGGCCTTTGTTCCCTGCGGCCCGATGAGATCGAGTAAGGCTTGGCGAATGTTCGCGTCCTTTGCTCGCATGGTTCCGCAAAGAAAAAGTTTGATGTCTTTTCGATAGCATAGGGTTGGTTCAACTCTTGCAATTTCCGTGAAGCGCCCGATCCATACGCATGTCTCAAATGTAGATGCCCCGACCGCCATTCCGTAGCTTGCAATCATTTCGATTGCAACGGCGTCGTATTCGCGCCCGATGAGCACTTGCCGCATCTCGGGGTTTGAGATCCATCCGTGGTCGAGAATTACTCCGTCACGATATTGGACAAAAGCGCTCTGCGTCGTTCCTGGGTCAATAGCAAAAATGGTTTTCATTTGTCTTTCTTCTCAATCCGCCCTGCCTCGCGCCCGATGTAGTAGCAGGCCACGCACGAGCCGAGAGTTATGACGGCGATAGATAAGGCAAGGGTCGCGTTCATTCAAGTCCCTCCTCGGACGGATAGTTAAACTCTGCCCAGTGAGTGACTGTCTCGTGTGGAGGGAGTCCCGTCATAAGCTCCCATCCATTTTTTGAATAGCAACCAATCTCCAGAAGATCGAATCCGAAATGGAGAATGACGGTCTTGTTTACCTCCGGCAAAATCGCTGCGTCGTTCCAGATCAATGTGTTCATTTTTCCCCCCATGTTGTGATCCAGTATGTGAGGGCCGCGAAGATTGCGACCGGCCCGAAAGCTTTAAATGCCTCCCATGCAAACTGCAAATTGTGGGTAATGAAGTCGGGTTCCATGTTATCGCTCCAAATCGACATTCAACGCATAAATGCCGTGAAGGTTAAAGAATTTTTCTTTTGCCTCTTGATAAGAACAGGCGTCTATCATGTCCCGAATCGGACCACCTAAACTATTCTTCGAAATTTTCATCAATAAATATCAAATGCGTGTTCTGCTAGAATATCATGTAATTCACTGTCTCTTTCTCTAACATCCATTTCCACAGCTTCTATCCACTTTTTAGGAAGTTTAACGTCTTTTACTTTTTCGTCAAGCCACAAAATATAATCTGGATCAATATCAGCAATCTCGCCAAAGGTTTTGCCTTTATATTTTCCAAATGTTATTATGTCTTCTGGATCTCTCATAATTTATTTTGCAAAAGAATTAACCATGGCACGAATAGAGGGTCGTAGCCCTCGCAGATGTATGTTTTGGTTTTCATATTTTTAAAGCGCAACCCTTGCGCTGAAATCAATTTTTCATCTTCCCGAAAAATGAAAAGATTTTTTTGAGATTTCCCGAAAATAAATCTTGAGAAATGTCTTTACAAACCCGCGCGTCCAATGTTGGTGCGGGTGAAACGGCTTTTTATTTTGCGAGCGGACGGTAAAACGAGATCGTTTTTATTTGCGCCCCGCGTTTTATCTTCGCGAGTTTTTTCTCAAACCGTCTGGATCTTACTTCTTCGTCGAGAGTTTTACACAGTGTACTTTGGCATCTCCCAGATTGCTCGGCGATGTCATAAACACTCTGCCAACCCTCGCTGTGGAGTTGTTTGATGTCGTCAACTTTTGCCTGTTCAAATACTCGCTCCCAAGCGGCGGTTATATTGGCAGCAGCCAAGGCTGATTGTGTTTTCTTTCGCATAAGTTTACTGTGATCGTTTTATCGTTGTAGAATCCGTAGGCGAAGCCCTGCGACCACGCGAGCGTTGCGCGGCGTGTGCTGGCGTATTCCATATCGAATCGGGCGAGCATGCCGGTACAGTGTCCGGTTGCTCCGTCGAGTGTGCGGGCGCGTTCGCTGCCGACTCGGTGAAGGTGCGCGAGAAGGCAGTTGCCGTAGGTTTCAGCGTGGTCTCGGATCGCCTGCACGTTGAACATGTAGCCGTGGAGGAATTTCGTTCCTCCGAGTTCGGCGTAGCTGCGGATGTGATACGGATACAATCGCGCTTTAAGCTTCTTGGCGGCCTCCTCGATTGCTTGTATGGTAAGCGTGGCTGCATGCGCTGCAAGCGCGTTTGGCGAGGCTGCGAGCTTGTAGAGCCGGGCTTCGTGGTTTCCAAATAGGATGTGCTGCGGCCTGAGTTCGTGCAGGAAATCAATTCCCGCGCTCAGATCGTCGCTCACGCTGGCTGCTCGGTCGCTGGAGTTTGGGTCGTTTACCGCGCCTGCTCGGAATGCGGCAAGGTCCAGAAAATCGCCCAAGTGAAATGTCGTCTCCGGCTTCCAACGCTCGCGGAATGTCAGTACGGCCTTGCGGGCTTCAGGGTCGATTTGATCGCCGTGCGAGCATCCGACTGCCATCCATTTTTTCCAGCCTTTTGAGATATTCATACGAGGTCAGGGATTTCGTTATCCTTGCGGAGTTCCCAAATGTAGCTGCGCACTTTTTCAAGAGTTTCGGCGCATGCGGTGTGGCTGCATCCTCCTTCGTCACGCCACTCGGAAAACTCGCCGCCGTCGTATTTAAGGAATGATCGGATTTCGTTAAGAAGATCGTCCAAGACTGAAATCGCATCCATGCCTTTGACTGCGCAAATGTGTTCCATACGCTCTTCGGGTAGGTCAAATTCAAGCGTGGCTTTCATATGAGTTCCTCCTCTTCATCTTCATCTTCCGGCGGGTGAATGATGTCCTGCGCTTGGTCCAAGAGCCCTTCGATCGCGTAGCGGTTGCCAAATTTAATTTCCGAGTGCAACGTGTCGCCTTCATGCTCCCAAGTTACAACGGTGAAACCGGCGTCAAAATGTTCGGAGAGGAGCTTGCGGACTTCAACCATTACGGCTTCGCGGCTCTTTTCCATTTTTTTCATCCGTGCCAGTTGCGGAGCGGCCCGCAGTCGATATGAACGAATCCGGCGTAGGTGCCGATTCCGCCTGTAAAGATTTTTTCGTTGCGGACGTCCTTCGCGATTTTTACGAGGTCGGGAATGGAGACCTTAGCTGTGATGTCGAGAGCCATGAAGCGCGTGTGTAGGCTGTTCCTCGCGCCTCCGATGGCTTTGTTGTAGGCTTCGTTGCGGTAGGCCGAGAGGATCTGGATCGGCACGCCAAGCCGCTCGCGGATTGCGTCGGCTGCGTAGAGGGTTGGAATGATGTTAGGCCAAAGCGCCTGCGATGGGATCGCGTTGCATTTAAGAAATGAATTGGAATTGCCGAGAAAGAAAACCTCTTTCGCCGAGAAGTATTTGATTCCCTGGCGGTCGAGTAGTTTTTGAAACTCGGAAATTTCTTGGCTCATTTGTCTCGTCTGGTAGGCGAGTCAAAAACGTGCGCTCCGTATCTGTTGATGAGTTCGGGCGGCGGGCTAAATGACAGCGTGACGTTGCCTTCCTTCGTAGGCCAAGAGACGGCACAGCCGGTCATCAGAAGCATGAGGAGACAGAAGATCGCCGCCGCGAAAAAGCCGATGGCAATGGTGCGGTAGTGGTCAAACATCACTGCCCCTTTCGGAATACGTTGATGATGCCCACAAGCCCGAGGGCTGCGGCGATGATGTGATTTTGAAGCTCAGGATCGAGCGTCAGCCCGAGGCTGGCAGCGACGAAGATCAGGCCGCGCCAAGTTGATGTCTGGCTTGCGTAGTCGAGGATGGTGTCAGTCAGTTTTTTCATTGTTTTGGTGCTTAACTTTTCGCGACATGTAGATCGCCGTCAGGATGGCAGCGATGAGGCCCACGCAAGCGGTCGCGAATTGGACGCCTGCGGTGAGGTGAGGCAGAAGGGAAATGATGAAGCTTGTGGCGGACGTTGTGGTGCCGACTAGTGCGACAAAGAAAGGGTGGTCATTCATAGGAGTCATGGCAGTCCGAGTCCTTGGCCGAGGGAGGATTTTGCCAAATTGTAAATGGAGGTCATAGAGAGTGAAGTCATGCCAATATTCGGAGAAATTGCTATGACATAACTGACACGAGAAGTTTCTTGAGCAGAAGTGTTATCGCGTCCACTCGTCGCCAGTGTATAGTTTCCGTTTATTGGTGTGCTGGATGGGATAATGCCAGTTGGAATATCATTTCCATTTGCTTGCAGCGTGAGCGTATCCGCATTCCAGCCATAGCCGACATTTCCAGAGATCGGTAAATTTTGAGTAAAATTTTGAAAATATCTATTGCCATTATAGTTGCGAGACTGTGATAGCCACGTCGTTCCCCCACCTACGCCTGTTGTAATAGTATTTTTAATGCCTGATATCGAATCTCCAATTGAACCGAATAAAACAAACGGCCCCTCAGAGGCCGCGACACTTACACCAAGT